TGAAGGTAAAGTACCACCGAAAAATCCTCTAGTTGAAGCACCAACGTCTTGAAATAATCCACTTATACCTCCTCCTGCACCTCCTGGTGCTGCAGCATCTAATCCTCTAAACATACTATCTGGATTGAAAGGGTTAAGAGATTTTAAACCTCCTCCTCCTTTAACACCAAAACCTGAAGCTACATTACCTAAAACGTAACCAGTTGCTGCACCTTTTAAAGCTCCTTTTAAACTACCTGTCTGTACACCGCCACCAATACCACCACCTATCGCAGCACCTGCTGGTCCACCTACAGCAAAACCCACTACCGTACCGATAGTACCTGCTGCTTTTTTAATACTTTTACCTATTTTTTTAAAAAACCCGAACTCAGGAACACCAGTAATAGGGTTAAGTGAGTTTTCGTAATGACCTACACTGTATTGATTAGGGTTAAGTTCGTGACGCTCAAAAGCGTTAAATAGTTCTCTTTTTAATATAGGGTCATTAGCTATAGGTCTTGGTAAGACCATTTCACCTGTACTCAAGTGACCAATCAATGTATCGCCGTGACGACCATGTATAGCTAAACTTTCTAAACCATAAGAACTCATACAGTTACACTACTCCTATTATGAATAATACCTCTTTTGAGATCATAATACTATCCTTGTGTTTCCGTTAGTTTGAACTGTTACTGAACCTAAACTTAACATACCTTGTACGCCATGGTCTTCTACAGGATCTGTTAAAGCTACCCAACGGTTACCAATATAGACTTCTAAAGATTGATTATTCGTGTTCCAAATTAAACTACCTACGTTAAATCTAGCTCGGTTTTTATCTCTATCGTTTATTTGTCTAGTATTATCAGGGTCAAACTCACCTAAATTAAGTTCTAATATTCTAACTAATTTATTAAATGTGTCAGATTCTACTGTTCCTTCGTAAGCTAATGGTAGTGTTGAAACTAATAATTTACTCATCGTCTACCGTCAGGTTTTACATCAAGTCGGGTAGCTCCTAATCGCCAACCTGTGTTAGTATTTTCAGGTACAGCATCGTCATTAGACTCTAACCTTAACACCATCTGTCTTGCTCTTGCTCTTACATGAGATTGTTTTGTTGTGCTTGTAATTATATTTGTACTATTAGTGTTTAATGAGTCTCCTGGGAAATCTCGAGTTTTTAAAACCATATTTACTTGTCCTTCATCGCTGTTATCTAAAAATTTTAAATCGGGTACTACTCTATTTACAAAAGAAAACTGTTCTCCGTCGCCTAAATCAAAGTCTGAGCTTTCTATAAAAACATTTGTCATAGGGTTTCCATCATCATTAAAACCTATTTCGTGTTGATATATGTAATTATCTTTTACAGCAACAGGGAATGCCTGTACCCCTGTATCTAACCATGCTGTTCTCTTTAATTGTCCGTAAGACCATACATCTTCTGCGTAATTGTAAATAACATATCGGTCAATTTCAGTGCTAGAAGCTGAAGCATAATACCAACCTACTTCATCAAATTGTGTATTAGAAAAAGCAAAAACTTTGAAAGATTGTCCAACGTTAAAATCGTCAAATACATAACTTAATACAGAACAAGGTAGTTTTTTCACAGCTCCTGTATAAACATAAAAATTATCGTAACTCATCCAAAAAACCCCAGTAGGAGCAGTGATTGCTGCTTTTGGTCCTATTAACCCTGTACTTTCATTTATTAAATTTATACCAAAAGTAAAAGGTGGTCCAATAAACTGCATACTATATAAAGCTGTATCAGTCCAAACTAAAATTTCTTGTCTAGCTTTTACACCACCAATAATTTGACTACCAGAAGATAATCTCAAACTACCTGCTGTATTTGTACTTAAAGGTTCAAATTGTAAAAGGTTTTCTTGATCACTAAAAGCTATAAGCATAGGATCAATATCTCCAGTTCTTGAATTACCAGATATAGGGTCTGCTCCTAACACAATTAAATGCCTATCTTTTTCTGAAGTTAAAACTTGAAGACCAACAGTAGGAACTAAATTTGCACCAGAAGTAGTAGCTAATTCAGTAGCACGTGTTGTTGTACCGTCGTTTTCTACCCATCTGTAGATACCCCCAGCTCTAGCATTCATAACTAAATCTTCGCCATAATTATCGTGTGACCATAAACGTAATTGGTTTACATTTAAAAGAGCAGTTGCACTTCCCCAACTACCTGTACCCCAAGTATCTACTCCCCAACCTGTAGCAGAAACATAAACATCTAAACCAACATTAATTTGATAAGTTCCGTCAACGCTAGAACCTCCATTACTTGTATCACTGCTGTTTGCTGTAACTGCTACTCCTGAAGTATTTTTAGCAGATATAGTATATGTGTTAGTGTCAGGAACTGTTTGTATTTGATATTCTTGGTTTAAAACACTAGAGTTTATATTACCACCTAGACTTACTGCTCCTGAAAAAGTTATAAAATCATCACTTACAGCACCGTGAGTAGAGTCTGTTACAGTTATCGTACTTGAGCCATCCGTTGCAGAAAAAGTTACAGTATTGTTGCTAGTTTTTCTTATAGGTGTAATGTCATTAAATTCTGTTCCTTCAAAAATGTAATATTTTAAATTTGTTCCTATGCCTAAATATTTAGAACCAGTTAATGATATCCAATTTTTTAAAGCTCTTGCTGTACCTAAATATGTTTCTTCTGTTAATTTTTCCCACCCTCCTATTTTTTGTGGTCGACCGTTTTTAAATCTAACTAGATTAACATCAAACCAACCGCCCTCGTTATCATAATCTGTTCCTTCTCTATTGATTCCAGGTTTAAAAACAAACTTTGTTAGAGGCATTTAAACATTCTCCCACGGTTTATTTTCAAATAGCAGAGCTTCTGCTTCTCTTCTTTTTACAAGACCTTCTAAAACTTCTCCGTTTGATTTATTCCATCTTTTTATTTGTGTGGGTACTCCTTCATAATCTTTATTGTTTAAAACTTTTAGTAGTGTTGAGCTAATAAGATTAGTTGGACCTAAATTAAAAACCCAAGAACAAAGAGCATCAAATTGATATTGTTCAAGGTCAACTTTGACTAATTCATTTATATATTCTTCGTATTCAACCATTTCATGTAAAAGCATATCATTAGCTTCTTCTTGCGTAATAGTGTCTCCTTCTTTTACGTTTTTTATGTGTCCATAACCTATAGTCAATACACCAGCTGGGCATAAATACGCTTCAAGTTCACAACCTTCATATTTTTTAATAAGTGATAGTCCTTCTTGTGATATGTGCATACTACTCTCCAGATTTATTAGTGGTAACTTTTCGATAATACACCACAACTTCTTTAAGTTCATTTATGTATCTTTTTAATTCTTGAGTGTTATAAGCCATTAACTCATAGTCTGGTACAGACATAGCTAAGAACACAACCTTACCTTGATCTTTTTCTATAGTGGCTAAAAACTCTTCTAAATTTTTAGTAGATACTACATACCAATAAGGTTCTTTTAAATCTATTTCTCTCGGTAATATTGGTTGTACAATAGTTCTTTCTAATGGTTTAGTAATTACTTCTACTTGTTTAGTTGGTATTAGACTGCAACTGTAAACCATCATCAAGGACATCAATATTACGACTGATCTCTTCAATGCTTTCAAATACATCTTTAGTTCCTTTATTTATTCTGGGTTCTATCAAACTCGGTTTAGCAAAAGCTAATTTACTCAAATCATGTCTTTTAAAAACATCTAAATAGCGTTGCATGTCTGCTTCGTATTTTTGGGTTTTAGCTTGTAATTCTAATAATCCTTCTGTTTGTAATTTAAAATCGTTCTGCAAACTTTCTATAGCTTCTTTTTGTTCTTTATCTCGTAATTCAAAAGCCTGATTTATTTCAGCTAGTCTAGAGTTTTGCCAATACAAAAAACTACAAACCATAAACATAACAGCTATTACTCCTAATAATATTCTACTCATAAGTATATATATTTAATGCTTTCTTTTTACCTTTTACTTTTATAGGTTCTAATAATTGTAACTTATAATTAGTATTTTGTTTAGTGTTTTCCCCAATTAATAACTCTACACCCACTTCTTTAGTTGCCGACTCAAGTCTTGCTGCAGTATTTACTGCGTCTCCGATTGCGGTATAATCAAACCTAGATGAAGAACCCATATTACCGATTACTGCTTCTCCTGTGTTTATTCCTATTCCTATGGCTATCGCAGGTAAACCCTCTGCTTGGAGTTCTACACTAAGGTCAGACATGTTTTGCCAGATATCTTGAGCACAATTTATTGCTGCATCTTCATGATTTTTTAAGTCTAATGGTGCGTTGAATATAGCCATCATAGCATCACCAATATATTTATCAACCATACCACCGTGTTTTTGTACTGCTGTTTGTTGTGCAGTTAGTGCTTTATTCATTATGTAGGTAACTTTTTCTGGAGTTACTGATTCAGATAAAGCAGTAAACCCTCGTACATCGGTAAACAAAAATGTAGCGTACCTTTTTTCACCGCCTAGTTTTAACAACTCAGGATTCTTTTGTAACTGTTTTACTTGTCTAGGATCAAGATAATGTTCAAATTGTTTTTTGATTTGTTGTCTAAGTTTGTATTGTTCTCTAAAACGAAAATAAAATATTATAGAGCCGACCATAAACTGACTTATGATGCTCCAAGAAACGTCAATCAAGATTCCTTGTTTTATGATATAGTATCCTAAAAGCGAAGTTCCTATCATAAGGAAACTAAAACTTGTGACCCCTGCGGTAACGCCAAAGTTGCTCAATACAACCCAAACTAATAGCAGGGATATTATTAAAATTAAAACTTCAACGGCTACACTGTAGTCGGGAATAAATGGACTATTTTCTATCAATATTGATTCTGCTAGTGCTACTTGTACCTTGTGTGGTTCAAGTAACCCAACTGGGGTAGCTAGTTGAGGCATTACACCTTTAGCTGTAACGCCAATAAAAACAAACTTATTTTCTACATCTAACTTATCAAGTGTAGTTTCTGGGGTGTTTACCCAACTTATCCACTTTCTACCTAATGAGTCTACTTTTACTGGCGGTAGCCCTTTTACTGTTACTTCTTCTATACCGTTTTCATTTGTCTTAATTATGTAAGTCTTAGCTCCTGTAAGAGCTTTTAAAACCTGTGTACCAAAACTCGCTATCCATCCTTCAGGAGTTCTATATAAAAGAGGAACTCTTCTTACAAGATTATCAACATCTACAGGAGCAGAAGCTATCCCTTCTAGAGCATTTAAGCCATCAATGTTTTTGACTATCCCTCGTGATAAATAACCTCCTCTGCCTTCACCTAAAATTACTGTGCCTTCTGTTTTAGGGTATATCTGACTATCATTTTCAAACATGGCTATCACAGAAGGAGAATAGGAAAGAGCTTGTTTAAAATACTCATCACCTCCTAATCTATCTTTATGAGGAAAAGCTAAAACCCAACCCACCCCTAATGCTCCTTTATTTAAAATATCAATGTGTATGTTTGCTAAAGTTTCTCTAGGGAAAGGATAACCACCAGCTTTGTCAACATCTTCTTCTGTAAGGTTAAGTATTACAAAATTACCTGAAGGTTCTGGTGTTTCTACTAAAACGTCAAAAAGTTTTAATTTTAAGATGTTTAAAGCTACTGGTTGAAAAACTAAAGGAAGAGTAAATATAAAAATTAAAATAAATAAAATTTTTAACTTCATAAACTTTGTGTAATCTGTATAATAGAATCACTTCCGCCATTAACTTTTATAGTGTTGGTGACTCCGTTTTGAATTAAAACTATCGTGTAACTATTTGATGTATCTAGGTCTAGTCTACTGGTGCTACTTACGTTTCTTATAAAAGTAAGTTGTTGACCTGTAACAAATGTAGTTATCTGTGTTTCTTTATCTTGGCCAAAATCAGTGCCTGTTATTTTTACACCACTAGAGTCTTGCTCTAAGGCATCTTCTTCTTCTGATACAGCTAATGCATCAAGCACGTTTAGCATATCTTCTAAAAAATTAACATCTAATGAATCGATATCTAATTCTGTAAACTCAAGTTCCCTTTCTGATTCTAAAAAATCTTCCGCTAAATAATCTATATCTAAATCATTAAAGTCTAATATAGAGACTCTTTTATTTGTTTTTTGATTTTTTTCTTGGATTACAACTTTTTTCTTAGGTGGTGTAACTATTAACATATTATCTATAATATCTAGCGTAAGATCTAAAATTACTGGTTTACTAGGAGAAGACTCAAAAACTGATACAGTAGTTGCTTCAAAAGGTTTATTTAACAAAACAGTACCTGTAGCTGTAACTACTTCTATTTCGCCACTAGACAAACCTAATTCATCAGGTAATAATATTATTAAACTTCTTCCAAGTTCATCAACAGTTGTAGTAAAATCTGTACCTCTTATAGCAATATTAGCTGTAGGTGTTTTTAAGTCTATGTTTTGTTTATCTATTTTATTAAATGTTCCTGTTATAAAACGTGCTGTGCCTAAACCGAAAGTTAAAGCCATTTTAGACTTACTTGGGTTAGGATCAAATATATATTCGTCTATTGTAAGTTGAGAATGTTCTGTAAGTTTTACTTGAGAGTCGTCTAAAAAACGTATAGCCATTCTACCATCAGTAGTAATAGCTTCGTCATTAGATTGTATGTTAAATTTTAATTTTGCGTTATAGGTTTTGTCTCTTAATATCTGAGCATTACCATAAACTTCGGATACATCTCCAATATTAGCAACCGACTGCTGTGCCTTGATCGTTTTGGTTGACGCAGAAAGTAGAAGCAGCATTACCGCCAGATGATATAATTTTGAGCCAGTCATTGTTTTGAGTACTTAATTGGTTTATCGTAAAGTTTCTTTGTCCACCTGTATGGTCTAACCAAAAGTAACCACCTGAAGAAGCTGTGACACCTGTCCCAGTATAAGTTACAGTATTATCACTACCGTCTATATCCATGTAGTTGGTAGCTCCATCAATATTTATACTTGATGTTACTGTGTTATTAGAACCTTGAATAATCCAATCTAAATCTAAAGTAGCAGCAAGTGCAGAAGTAGCTTGGTTTAGTGTAAGTGCATTAGAAGCTCCAGTTACTTGAACATTTACATTTGAGTTATCAGCACCATAAGTATTAGTAGGGTCTGTTTGCATAGTAAAATTGTTTGAGTTTCCAGAAAAGTTAAAATAGCCTGTATAACTATCTGCGGTAATATCTCCTCTAAATATGTTACTACCGCCTATTTGATTTATATCAAGAGTCATAGAAGTACCGTCTAAATCAAGAGGGGTCATATTTCCTGGACCAGTAGCAGCATTTAAACCACCTATAAGGTTTCCTCCTCCCATTTGCTCTATATCAAAATTAGCTCCTGTTCCTGATTGATCAATATATATTTCATTATCAGAAAAAACTGTAGTAGTAAACAGAAGCGATAAAATAAATAATCCCTTTTTCATATAATCACCAAAGAATATTGTAACTCATAATTTATTTTTTAGAAACCCAATACTTTTTTTCGTAACCTATGTTAATAAGTTCTAATACTGCTCCTTCTATCGCTTTTTGTAAAGCTATTGTTGAACTTTCATTATAAGCATTACCTAGCTCAATTTCAAGTAATTCAGTACCTAACTCAATAAATCTAAAAGCATCTTGAGATTGACCATAACTTAATATAGTTTTTTCGGTCATTACCTCTATGAGTATTTCACCTGTCGCTACTGATACCATCCTAAGACTAATAGTTACTACATCTTCTTTATATTGTGTACTTGCCCCTATGCCTAAATACCTTGCTCCTACACCTCCTGTTCTTACGTTTGAATCATAAGAAACTACAGCTCCTTGCATTATTACACCAGCAAATAATAAAGGCATTAGTTTTTTACTTTCTTTTTCTTCGTTGTTTGAAGCTTGTCGTGTAGAGCGTATTAACTGTCTTTCTTTAGTTAAATTATCTAAACCGACCCTTTCTACTACTCTAAAAAATTTACCGTTTGAAGCGTGTTTTAGGGCTCTTATAAGTAACGCATTAGGTGCTTGTGTGACAGCTGTGCTAAATAAAGCAAACTCACCGTTGCTTTTTCTTTGTCCTGTTTGATCAGTAAAACTTGTAGGGTATACAGCAACTACTGGTTGTGTTATCGGCGGAGTTACTTTTGCTAAATCTTCTGACTGTAAAGCTAATATACTTGAAAAACTATGTTTTTCTGTTTCTGCATATTCATGAAGAACAGAAGTAGTTTTGAATAAACTACAACTAGAAAGTAAAAGAA